CATGCGTGTGAGAACAAGTAGTGTTGGGATAAACTTAATCAAAAACAATGAGGGGTTCCGGGGGCATGTTTACAACGATGTGGTCGGAAAACCAACGGTAGGATACGGGCATTTGGTTATCCCCGGAGAGGACTTCTCCGCAGGGCTGACCGAAGACCAAGCAACTGCTTTGCTTCTCAAGGACATTGCTCACGTCGAGCTATACCTTAATGCGGCTATGGGAGGGTTGTACCAGAACGAGTTCGACGCTCTTATAGACTTTGGGTTCAATCTAGGAGTCGGGGCCTTGCATCAGCTACTAACGCACGGGCTGTCTCAGATACCCACCCAGATTCTTTTGTGGGATCACGCGGGTGGTAAGGTTGTGCCGGGGCTGCTGGAAAGACGGCAGAGAGAGCTAGCCTTGTGGGGGCAGGAGACTGAGGAGGGTGTATAATGGTGGGTAAAGAGTGTACCTTTATTTAGACACAGAATTTAGATCAGAATTAGACCTTGAAGACGTTGGCCACTATAAGTATCTGAACCACACAAGTACAGAGCTTCTTATGGTGGCTTACGCTTTTGGGGATGAACCTATTAAGATTTGGGAAACCCATAAAGGCCCCATTCCAGAGGAGTTAAAGCAGGGTCTTGAGGACTACTTACAGATCATTGTTGCGTGGAACTCCGCCTTCGAGAGAATCGCTTTCCGTAGGCATTTAGGAATCAACATACCTCCTGAACGGTGGGAAGACCCGATGATCCGCTCTCGGTATATGTCTATGCCGGGAAGGTTAGAAAAAGTCGGCAAGATTCTAGATATCAAGGCCAAGAAGGTCACGGAGTTCTTTGTTAAAGAACAATCCATGATAAGCCTCTTCTCTTTTCCTTTACGGATGGGAGGAGATATAACGCTATGGGGTTTAGAACCAACAACATACAGGGACTGGGACACCCACCCGAAAGAGTGGGCCGCGTTCTGTGACTACTGCAAGACCGACGTGGCCGCGATGCGGGAAATCTTGTATCGGTTAGAAAAGTTTCCACTTCCGGACTTCGAGTACGAGCTATTCGCGCTCAATGAGGAGATCAACGACTACGGGATATACACGGATAAGATGCTGATCGAAGGCGCAGGGATCGTCGTAGATCGGGAATTTGCCGCGCTAAAGAAGGAGTTCACAGAGATCACGGGGTTAATAAACCCTCGTTCGAACAAGTCCGTTCTGTTCTTTGCTAGGCAGCATGGGTATACCTTCTCTTCCCTGAACAAGCAGTATGTTAACAGAGCATTAAAAGGTGAGTGTACTCTAGACGCTTTGGGCCGACGAGCGTTGGAGCTACGTCTACAACTCGGTAAGAGTAGCGTTAGCAAGCTTGAGGCGGTCCGTAGCGCCGTCGAAGATGATCGGAGGATACGTGGGCTGTTCAACTTCATGGGAGCGGCTAGAACAGGCCGCTGGACCTCGGGAATCGTGCAAGTACAGAACCTTGTGAAGGCGTCTAAGGAAGTCGAAGCGAACTTCGATCTTGCCTTGGATTTGCTTAAGGCCGGGAATTACGAACGAATTAAGCAGGAGTTCAAGAGTCCTATCGACGTAGCGGCCTCAGCCATACGCCCGATGCTCCGCGCTCCTGAGGGTAAGAAGTTCATTATAGCGGACTTAAACGCCATCGAGACTAGGGGAGCAGCATGGGTTGCGGACTGCCAGCCTCTCATGGAAGTGTTTAGGCAGGGCAGATGCCCTTACATATCCTTTGCCGCCCAGATGGACCCATCCCGCAGCTATGATGAGTTATACAAGGAGTACAAAGCAGGCAACAAGACCACTCGTACTAACGCCAAGCCCCCTACCTTAGGGTGTGGGTACGGCCTTACTCCCGGCATCATCGATGTAGATGAGGATGGTAACACGGTTAAGACGGGTCTGTTGGGGTACGCTGCGGCTATGGGTATCGAACTCCTCCCTGAGTACGCAGAGAAAGCTGTGCAAGTTTACCGGAATGCCTACCGCGAGATACCTAAGTTCTGGTATGATTTACATGCGTGTGTAGTAGAAGTAATCGAGCACGGTGGGCTGGTACAGATCGGCCCCCTTACCATCGAGAAGATTGGGAGGGTGTTGTGTGTTTGGCTTCCGTCCGGTAGAGCACTACACTACATCAACCCGAGAGTAAGGGAAGTAGAGAGGGTATCGCTACGCACTGGTAGACCCTACAAGACTACTGAGATTACTATTGAGGGGATAGATCAGAAGACCCACCAGTGGCAGGATATAACAACCCACGGGTCTAAGATTTTCGAGAACGTTGTCCAAGCAATTTGCAGGGACATACTCGGTCATGGTATGCTGGAAGCGAAACGTGATGGCTTCCCCATCGTCCTAACCTGCCACGATGAGATTGTGGCAGAGGTCGAGAACGGTTCTCCGTTAGGGGTACCAGAGCTAGTAGACTGTATGACTAGGAAGATTAGTTGGGCCGGAGGGTTTCTAACCGGAGCGGAAGGCTTCGAGACGGATTACTACAGGAAGGATGGGTAAATGTTTTGGGATAAAAGGTGCGACCAATGCAGCACTAAAACTAAAGAAAAATGTCTATGCCGTACCTGCCGCGAGAACAGGAACCACGATTGGTGGAGATTGGGATATGTAAAAGGGTTAGAAAAAGCGAAGCAAAACAAACTACCCCAAGATGTTCTCAAGAAAATGCTGGTTTTGTGCCATCCCGATAAGCACGGTAACTCCCCTGTTTCTAACGAAGTAACTAGGTGGCTTTTGGAGAGGAGAAAGTAATGTCGAAGATGAATAGGTTGGGTAATGTTACCAACAAGTATCAAGGGGATTTCAAAAGAGTTCTATGTGTTTGTTCGGGAGGGATACTTAGATCGCCTACCACTGCCGTTGTGTTATCTCAACCTCCCTACAACTACAATACCAGAGCCGCAGGAACAGACCAAGAGTTTGCCCTCGTGCCTGTCGATGACGTTCTCATTGAGTGGGCAGACGAGATCGTGTGCATGGAGAAGGAGCACGAGGAAGCGTTAAGAAGTAAGTTCAAGATCGAAGCTCCCATCTACGTGCTGGGTATCGAAGATAGGTATCCTTACAGAGACCCCCTGCTAATCAGCCTTATCACCCAGAACTACAATGACATACAGATAATGAAGATGGGACTGGGGCCTAAGTATACGGTAGGGGACCACATCAACGAGAAAGGTTTGAAAAAGCTAGATGAAGAAGGATAATCCTTTGTTCGCCATAGCAGCCGACAACTACGTGAATGAAATCTTGGGGTTGAACAAGTACGGCAGCTTTAAGTCTAACAAAAGAATAGTCAAACATCTAATACAAGAGTTCGGTCACAAGCGGGTGCAGAGCGTAACGCGCCAAGATATCCAGAGGTATATCGGTAAGTTAAACGAAACAATGGGCACTGAGTATCTCCGCCATCACCTCAGTACGTTTCGTGGTATAATGGAGTATGCCGACGACGACTGGGTAATGCCAAGGGTAAAACTGCCCAAACGAATCAAGCCGAAGCAGGATTTTTACTCGTTCGAAGAAGCCCGAAAACTGATGGAAATAACCTCTGGTCAGGATAAGGTTTTGGTCATGGTACTGGCAGAGACTGGTTGTAGGTTAGGGGAAGCATTGGCTTTAACCCCGGATGATATAAAACCGTACGAGGTCAACATCACTAGGAACGTGTACGAGGGGTTCGTGCAGGATACACCGAAGACAGATTCCAGTATCCGGAAAGTTACAATCTCTGAAAGACTTTACAATCAGATACTTACACTGAAGAGAAAACAAAACGAGTTTATTTTCCAGAGTAAGACCGGGAGGCCGGAGTGGCCACAGATTCTAAGTGTAAGATTCCGGGAGATTTGTGACAAGCATTCGGTGGAATACAAAGGGTTCCACGCATTCCGCAGAGGGAACATCACAGAGTTGTGTACGGTAATTGGAATCCCTGAACGCATCGTGGGTGTTAGGGTCGGGCATTTATCAAGCGGCACCACCCTCGGGGTGTATTGCAAAACTTTGCCGGGGTGTGATAAAATCTGGATTCCAGAGATTGAAAAAAGATTGTACTTGACAGAAGACAAACGAAATGATAGCGTAATTAGAGAGGAAATAAATGGCATTACCGACAATTAACATCAAGGGTAAAGAGTATACAATGGTCAAGGACCGTATACTTTTCTTCAATGAAACCTACGAAAACGGAAGCATCACCAACAGACTTGTGTCAGCACCCGATGATCCTAGAGTAGTCATTGAGTCCACAGTAGTTCCAGACGTGTCAAACCCTCACCGTTATTTTAGGGATTACTCCCAAGCGGTAGTGGGTGACGGTCTGATTAACAAACAAGCGGCTCTAGAGAACGCTTCTACCTCAGCGGTGGGTAGAGCATTAGCTCTAATGGGCATTGGAGTTATCGAGAGCGTAGCCTCCGCAGACGAGATCAAGAAAGCGACTTCTTTCGGCAAGCCGGTGAACACGGTGGCACAGGTAGAGAAGGCTACCAGTAAATCAACCAGCTTTGAGTACGGGGCAAACAGGGTAAACCCGGAGATCACGGACGATGATATTCCTAAGTTCGACGGTCCGGTGAGAACGACTGAGAACTTATCCCCAGAAGCAGTAGCTGTGGCGGATCATCTTATTCATTTTGTTCCTCTAACCCAAGATAGAAACAAACAGATTCAGGATAGACTTGCCGAGTTAGTGAAAGCTAAGACGTTGGACAGACGTAAGTTGCAAGTGTTTCTAGATAAAGAGCATGACGGCAAACGTAGCATCGATGTTCCGGCTGATAAGTGGGAGCAGACCATTAAGAAGATTGAGGACGCCGTTAAGGACGGAGCAGAGTCTATCAAGACGCTGTTTAAGAAGGGGGACTAATGCTGACCAAAGCTGAGGAGGAAAGACTAAATCTTTTACAAGAGGAGTGCGCTGAGATTATTCAGGCAGTCAGTAAGATAAAGAGATTTGGTTTCGACTCTAAGAAGCCGCGAGACCCGGACGGACCAAACAACAAAGAGCATTTGGAAACAGAACTGGGAGGGTTAGCAGCGGTTCTCGACCTTATGATCGTAGCTGGGGATGTTGATGAAGAACACTGCGAGGCCGCTCAAATGGCCAAAGCGTGTAGCATCCATACTTACACCAAACACCAAGGAGAGGAATGCGAAGCATAGGGAACGGCATAGTCGGATTACTTAACTTACTACTAGCAGTTGTGTTGGCGCACGACCTTCTTGTGGGCGTTGGGAATGTCGGCATAGACATAGGCTTACTCATTGGCAATCTTTTATTCAGTGGGATCAACTTATTCATTTTTATCAAAGCAAATAAGGAGAACAATGTCGGTTAATTCAATCGTAGTTTCGGGTCGTCTTGGGAAAGACCCCGAGTTGAGATCAACAAGTGGCGGCAAAAGCGTTGCCGGATTTACGCTAGCAGTGGACGAGGGGTACGGAGAGCACAAGAAAACCATCTGGCTTTACTGTGAGGTCTGGGGTAAGACTGCGGAAGCTGTTGCCAGACTCGTTACCAAAGGCAAGCGTGTTGTGGTTACTGGCCGGTTGTCCGAGGACAAGTGGACGGATAAGCAATCCGGTCAGGAGCGTAGCAAGCCCAAGGTAATTGCGAACGAAGTTGAGATTGTTGACTTCGCGGACAAGGATCAGGCAGACGGGCACGGAGAGGTTTCGGATGACGATATCCCTTTCTAAGCAGCCTAGTTGGGACGACTTCCTCCGGGAACGGCACCGGAGGGAGGACGAAGGCGTAGCTAAGAAGTACACCCGGTATGTGTATTTAGGCAGGGGTCACTTCAGAACCGATATTTGCCGGGTGCAGGAGTATTGATGTTTGGTTTCTGGTACTGGGCGGTTTTCGCGGTAAGTTTGTTTATCATCGGAGGACTCGGAAATGTAATCCGGAGAGAGTACGGGAATGTGTATTGGGTCGTGTACTTGATTCTGGTGTTTATTTACGGGTTCAATTATTCAACAATTTGGAATGTGTTAGGTGGACAATGAGAAATGCAACAAGAATATTGATCGTGTTAGACCGATCTGGTAGTATGGAGTTAGCTAGAAAATCTACGATAAGTGGATTGAACGAGTTTATCTCCATGCAAAAACAAAACAAAGGGGATATCTCTCTCAAGCTGATTCAGTTTGATTCGGACTCCGCGAACAACTTGAGTTACGAAGTCACTCTCGATAAACCGATTCAGGATATTAAACCCTTGACCGTCGAAGACTTCCAACCGAGAGGCGGGACTCCACTTCTGGACGCCCAAGGAAAGACAATTACTGAATTAGGAAAAGAGCTAGCCAATCTCCCTGAATGGGCACGCCCCGACAAGGTGATTGTGGTTACTATCACAGACGGGTATGAGAATACCAGCAAGAAGTATTCGAACCATAAAATCCGTGAAATGATTAAGCACCAGACGGAGAAATACAACTGGGATTTCGTTTACCTCGGAGCTAACCAAGACGCCGTAGCAGTGGGTCAGTCGATGGGATACTCCGGTTCCAAGTCCATGAGTTATAGCGTGTGCGACCCGGCTGCGGTTGCAAACACATACGCTAACTTAGGGCAGTATGCAACTAGAGCAGTAGCTGCCGGATCAGCAGGGTTAGCGAGTAATCAGTTCGAAGACGAGGAGCGTTCTAGTTCTCTGACGGGCAAGTAAGTAAATATTTCTCTGTGGCGGAATAGAAGTTTGCTGAATATCGGACCCGATCACGTCCGGAATAAGCTAAATAGTAGACGCTAGGGTTAGCTCGTGACGGTGAGAGCCGTAGTGGACACCCCGAAACTCATAAAAGAAATCCACACAAAAGGTTATGTGGGGTGGATACTGGAATCCCCACCGGAGAGATATGTTAGACGAAGATCAGCAAAAGATAGTCAACCTTAAGAACGGCAACTACGCGGTGATGGCTGGCGCAGGATCGGGTAAGTCAACCGTCCTGCTTCACCGCTGTGGGAGTCTTAACAACGAGGGAGAGAAGGATATAATCTGTGTCACGTTCACCAGCGAAGCGGCAAAGAATCTTAGGACGCGCAGTAGTAAGCTATTCCCTACCCTTGATTCTAATATCTTTTGTACTTTACATTCTTTGGCTTTGCGTTTCGCTTACGATCACTCAGACGCTTTCCCCTTTAAACTAGCCGATAATATATTAGCCGAGGACGGCGTAGCCGCCAACATGATCTTCCGGATCATAGGCGACAAGATTAACTTCAAGGCGTTTACGACTTGGGTTAGTCTCCAGAAGCGTAACCGGGTATCATACACTGACGCTATCATCAAGGGGGATAAGCCCGACTTCGCAGCGGCGTACAAAGCGTACGAGGCAGCAAAGAGAAAAGTGGGTATCCTAGACTTTGATGACCTGATATACTACATGGTAGAGTTACTAGAGACCCGCCCGGATATCCGGTCTAAGTGGCAGTATAAATGGGTGATGATGGACGAGGCGCAAGACGCCTGCGAGTTAGATTGGAGGATGCTGCAATTACTAACAGAGAAGCACCAAAACCTGATGTGCGTGGGAGACGCGGGACAGGCATTGTTTGGTTTCCGTGGGGGGATTGCGGGTCATTTCCTGAATATGGACGAGCTTTTCCCTACTACCTCGAAATTATATCTTGGGAACAACTACAGAAGCACCCAGAGTATTGTAGATTTTGGTAAGCAAGCGTATCCGTATCCGGAAATATCCACCAAGTTCCGGAGCATGTCTTCAGAGATAGGCGTGGAGCCGGTGGTTACTATGTACTCTACAGACTACAGGGAGGCGCAGGAGGTAGTGGGGAGTATTACACAGTACAACCCTGACTCGTGTGCTATCTTAGCGAGAACCAACTTAGCTCTACGACCTTTCGAGGAAGCTCTGCTGGACGCGGGGCTGGAGTATTACGTTCTAGGAGACTCAGGATTCTGGGAATCTCCCGAGGTTAAGAACGTGCTATACTGGATACGTTGCTGCGCGATGCTCACAGACAACTCTGTGATCGGGGCTATCCGTACTCCGTTCTGGCCAACTAAGTACCTGAAGAAAAGGATCATAGTCGAGAAGATTACAGCACGTACGGACGCAGGGGAGACGGCGTGGGAAGCCTGCAAAAACATCTACGAGTTATCCACCTTCCGGAATTTCTTAGGCGGGTTGTTTAAGTACCAGTATCTCCCGGCAGACGAAGCAGTTAAGGGAATCATAACCGAGCTTAAGGCTGTAGAGTTTTACAAAGAAGAAGATAACATAAGCCCAGACAGGGACCCGGTTGCAAACCTTCGAGAGTTATCTCATGCCGCACGCCGGTTCGGAAACCTAGCGGACTTCATAGACTTCATTAGACGGCTTCAGTATATTCGTAAGAATCGTAAGGGGGTATGTCTTAGTACGATACACGCTTCGAAGGGTAAGGAGTGGCCTCATGTGTTTGTCGTGTCGGTTAACGAGGG